TACTTTCTTCGCTTGTTACAGAAGTAGAGGATACGTATTCGTACTTGCAGAACGGTCTGCAGGACTCTCCCAAGAAGAGCTCTTATGAGTCAATTCTTGAAAATTATTATTCAACCCTCAGGCAGCTCACGGAGCAGAAAATGAAGACCCAAAAAACACTTTCAGAAGCAGAAGTAACACTTAAACTCACAGGAATGCCCGATGATTTGGACCTCGAATCTCTTGGCGTCGATCTCATCACAGGCGAAGAGGAAGAAGGTTCTGCCGAAGATGAAGCCGGTGAGGGGGATGCAGATCTCGACCTCGGCGGCTCAGAAGAAGAAGATGAGGCTTCTGACGAGGACTCAGAGCTCGACTTCGGAGACGAGGAAGAAGACAAGAAAGAAGAGTCAAAATCTCTCAGCGACGACACAGTCGTTGAGATTGACGAGGGAATGCTCCGCCGCGAGATCGCCCGCATGAAGTCACTTCGCGAGGCCGCTGACATGCCAAAGAATTCCGAAAAAGGCCATGGACCAGGTGAAGTCGCAGACGGATTCGAAGACGATGATCTCGGTGATCCCTTCGAGGACGGAGAGGTAACGACTGAAGGCGACATGTCGCACAAGGCAAGCGAGATGGGCGAGCTTGATCAAGCTTACAACGAGATGGATGAGATGGATCAGGCTTATGGTGAAGTCGACGAGATGGAAGAGATGGAGCAGAGCTACCATCAGGCCACTGACCACAGCAACGAAGATCCACAGACCAACAAGAAGGATCGCATGCCCAATGAATCTCTCCGCCGCCGTATTGATGCAGAAATAAAGCTTCAGGTCGAGGCAAAGAAGAAGGCTGCACAGGCTAAGAAGGGCAAGCAGGTCGCTGAAAAGGAAGAGAAACAGGCTAAGACCCAAGCTAAGAAGCAGCAGGCCAAGAAGCAGGCCAAGAAGATGCAAGAGGCCTACAACTTCTACGCAACAAAGTTCAATGAGTCGGTTGCTCGCAGCAACAAGCTCAAGGGTATGCTCGCAGAGGCAACCCGCAAAGGTGCCGCCCTCAATGGCGGTTCCGCGAAGTCCGCGGCAGAGACTAATCTCCGCAGTAAGTTGGCAGAAACGAATCTGTTCAACGCGAAACTACTCTTCACCAACAAGCTCCTCCAGAATGAGTCACTCACGAAGCGCCAGAAGGCAGAAATAATAGAGAGACTCGATGAGGCTAAGTCTGAGCGTGAAGTGAAGCTCGTGTATGAGAGCCTTGTGAAGACACTCTCGGCATCGACATCGAAGATAACAGAGTCGACCGATCGTGGAGTCATTGGTTCGGCCTCGCGTCCGGCACGTCCCGCCTCGGCCACAAACGCCCTCAACGAGGGATTTGAGGCAGACCGTTGGGCACGCCTCGCAGGAATAGTCAAGTAATTGATTCAACAAAAACCAACAAACTATTTTAGGAGAATTAATCATGTCAAAGAATTTTAGTCTTGAGCAGCTCGCTCAAGGAATCAGAGAGAAGCACGTCGGTGCAGAGCGCGCGCGCCTCACAGAGAAGTGGAGCCGCACAGGTCTCCTCCGCGGTCTTGACGGCACACGCCGCGAAGTCATGGCCCAGCTCCTGGAGAACCAGGCAGCTCAGGTCCTCAAGGAGTCGAACGCTCTTTCGTCGGGCGGCGGCAATCTCGCAGGTTCGGGTCAGATTCAGGGCTTCTCGAACATCGCATTCCCGATCGTTCGCAGAGTCTTCGGTGGTCTCGTGGCAAACGAGCTCGTCTCGATCCAGCCAATGAGCCTTCCCTCGGGCCTCATCTTCTACCTCGACTACACCTACGGATCGAACGTCGGTACACCAGCTGGTGGATCGGGTTCGACATACACCCGCGGTCAGTCGCTCTACAACAACCCAACCGGCAAGGGCGTCCAGAGCGGATCGCTCGCCACCGGCGGTATGTATGATCTCGTCAACACCGGCTACAGCCGTGTCACAGGTTCGGCAACAGGCCTCACGGTCACTGCCTTCGGCGCCTGGGGCGGTGCATCTGGAACAACATGGGTTGACGACCTCAAGCTCACAACCGACACGATGTTCTCAGGAACAAACGCTCGTTTCGCTGACTTCGACGGTCAGGTCGAGACGGCTCTCGCGAACGGAGAAGTCGATGCAGCTTTCGCAGTCATCCCACTCTCTTCGCTCAGCAACATGGACAAGCTCGCTGCCAACCAGCTCTCTGTCTTCGCCGGCACGTTCACAAACTGCACGGCATGGGGCGAGACATATCAGGGTGGAACAGGCGTCCTCAACCTTCGCCGCCTCAACAAGCGCGGCAACTGGTCGGCCGGAGTCTTCACGCCCGATGCACTCAACGGTACACACATGCTCACACTCGTCAAGGGCGCAAACGGAGCTTCAATCACCGGTACACTCGCAAACACTTCGTACTCGCTCTCGTCGGCTCTCTCGGTCGATGGTTCGTCAGGCGCGACAGTCACTGTCCCATCGTTCGAGTCGGACTTTGGCGCGACACCCTCGCCCGTCATTCCCGAGATCGACATCAAGATCGAGGCAATCAGCATCACAGCTGAGACCCGTAAGCTCCGCGCCAAGTGGAGCCCAGAGCTCGCACAGGACCTCAACGCCTATCACTCGATGGACGCAGAGGTTGAGCTCACCTCGATCCTCTCGGAGCAGATCGCCCTCGAGATCGACCGCGAGATTCTCAACGACCTCGTGTCGCAGGCCAACGGCGCTAACTACTACTGGAGCCGCTCTCCTGGACGCTTCGTCAACAAGGTGACAGGTGCACGTCAGACAATGGATCTCAGCACAGCAGCTGCGACACCAATCGGTCCACAGTTCACCGGTACCGTCCGTGAGTGGTACGAGACACTCATCGAGACGATCATCGACGTGGCGAACACCATCCACCGCAAGACACTCCGCGGCTCGGCGAACTTCCTCGTCACCGGCCCAGACGTCTGCACCATCCTCGAGGCCTCGGTCCTCTACAAGCCCAAGTTCTCGCTCGACGGCGAGGGCCAGGTCGGATCGCCCTTCACCATCGGTGCAGAGGCAGTCGGTACCCTCTCGAACCGCTTCACGGTCTACAAGGATCCTTACTTCTCACGTAACAAGATCCTCGTCGGCTACAAGGGCGGCAGCTACCTCGAGACAGGCTACGTCTACGCTCCTTACGTCCCACTCATCGTGACACCGACGATCTTCGCCCCTGAGGACTTTACGCCGCGCAAGGGAGTGATGACTCGTTACGGGAAAAAGACGGTTCGCAGTGATTTTTACGGGACAGTCACGGTTCTCGACATGAACG